CGTCGTCGTGACAAAGCCTCCCAACTTGGAATCCCAGACTGCTGATTTTGAAACGGTTGTATCTGACATGATGTGTTAAGCGGTGAGGCCGTCAAAAGTTGCGCCACCCGTTGACGGTAGCCTTAGTGCTTGATTGATCTGTTGCAGGAGCCCTGTCTGACGCTTGTTCTCCTCGAGGATCGGATTGCTTCCGGGACCGACCGCAAATCCACCGCCGCCGACCTTGGAAAGGGAATCGGAGATGATTGACTGTTTTGCCGACATTCCGATGTCCGAGGCGTTGTAGGTGCCCTGACCGGTGAGCCGGTTGGCATTCTCAGCAGTCGCCTTGGCGTTAGCTTCCTTGGTCTTGTCAGTCGCCGTGACCACGGGTTTTAGGCTTTCCTTGAGCTTTTCAGCCATGTCGCCGAGCCTGTCTTTCAAACTTGATCCAAGAGCGGCTTTGTTCCCTGCATCTTCCGCGCTGAGATTGGTCAGGCCATTTCCTCGTGATTGAACTTCGGAAAGAACCTGATCAAACGAACTGGCTTTGAATCCTTTTAGACCCACCTTATCGCCAAGCACGGGGATCTTGCCGACCATTTCCATTGCTGACTCAACGGCCTTCTGCAATCCGGCCTCCATGTAATCGAGAGGGGTCTTGAACGCCTGAATGAGAAAATCCCTGATCTGGGCACCGACATAGAGAAAGGAATCAAGGATGACGGAAAGTCCTTCCTTGCTAAATACAAGCCCAATGGAATCGGAAATGAACTGGACAACCTTGCTCCACTCATCCGAAAAATCGGTGGCGAAGTTTCCCGCAATAGTACCGATGGACTGACCAATTCCAGACAAGTCTACGGAATTGATCCCATTGGCCAGCGAATCTAGGAGTCCGGTCATCCCGCTTGAGATCCCGACAAAGAGACCCTGCAACTTTGGGCCGACATGCCCCAGAGCATCGCTGGCCTTATCAAAGATCCCGGCATTCTGTGCAAGCAAACGAGCCGTGTTGGAGATGTTCCCGGCATCCTTGAAATTCGGGTCCATGAAGACCTGAAGCAACTCGCCCCCATTTTTCCCGAAGAGGGCCATCGCCGCTGCCGCTCGCTCCGTGCTGCTTGGAAGCTGGGAAATGGCTGTTCCGATCTGGGCAAACGCCTGACCGCTGTCCATCGAGGCGAGGCTCTGAGGATCAAGACCCATCCCCTTGAGGACATTGGCCTCCTTGCCACCACCCGCCGCCGAGGCGAGGGCTTTCTGCATCTTGTTAATGGCAGGGCCAAGAGCCTGAGCATCCACTCCGGCATCCTTGAATCCTTGCCTGAGCCCATACAGCGACTCGACGGCCACGCCCGTCCGGTTGGAGAGATCGGTCATCTCGCTGCCAAGATCGAGAGATCCCTTGATTCCTGCATAAACTGCCGTGATAGATCCGACTGCAGCAATGACCTTAGCAATAGGGCCAAGAAGTTGACCAAACCCCTCCGATGCCATTTTTCCAGATGCGGCAGTGACCGAGGAAGTCGCTCTTTTCAGGGATTGAGTCAACGGGGAGACATCAAGCCCGAAACTAGCCTGGAGGGATTCATTCGCCATTGTCTCTCTAAAGGAATGTCAAAGCACTAGATGCCCCTGACCTTGAATCCCGGATACTGCTTCGCAATCGTGCCCACTTTCTTAAAAACACCCTTCTTCACATTCCGGTAAAAATATCCCGTCCGGCCATTGATTGCCTTCAGCAACGCCGCCCGACCTCCACCCCGGATTGCCGCCCTAGTGAAATTCTCAATGAAAAATCCCACTTTGGCCCCGCTTGTTTTCTTGGTGTGCCGGACTTCCTCGGTGAGTTCTTTGCCGTTGACTTTGGCCGCCGCCACATACGCCGGGGGCGTCTTGGGCAGTGGGATGCCCATCTCCTTGGCCAGAAGATACCATGATTTCTTGGCCGTTCCGATGCGACGGATGAGTTCTTTCCTCCGTTGCTGAACTTTTTGCCACGTCGCGTCAGGAAGCCTCCAGGAGGCGTTGACGAACTTTTTGTCGCCGACATAGGTCACCCTCATCGATTTATCAATGGATGCCTTGGTGGCTTTTTTCGTGTTGGTAATGGTCTGCGACAGCACGCTGCCGATCTCGGCTTTCACCACATCCTCAAACTTGACGCCACTCAGGCGGGCCATCTCGGTGATGGCACGGTTGAAGTTGCTCGTGTCGATGGTCAGGCCGGTCTTGCTCACGCTTCCGCCTCGATGTCAACCGCCGCAAAGGCCAGCAGATCGCTGATCTGAACTTCAGCAGGGGCCGATTCCTTTACCGTCCAGCAGTCGTGCGAGCGCAACGCGGCATGATAATAGGCATTCACCCGGTAGACCGGCATCTCCATCAGATCCGACTCGCTGAAGCCCCCCTCTTTCGCCAGCGTAAAAATCAGCGCGGCAAGAGACGGAGGCTCGATCAGTTTGGGGGTGCGTTCTCCGAAGGGGCCGAGGAGGGCTTGGGGATGACCTCAACCGCCGTCTCTTTCTCAAGCCCCGTGACCGTGACGAACCAATCCGCGCCGGCCTTGAGATCCGCCGGGGTGAGACCCTCCAGAAAGGCGTCCTTGTCCACCATGTAGGCGGTCTTGTTGAGCGTGTTGAGCGCGACACGCTCCACCGGGGCCGCAATCAGGTATAGGAAAGCAAAGAGGATCTCCTCGTTGCGATCTTCCTCGGCAATATCGAGCCATCGCAGGATGCGCGAGAGCTTCAGCTTGACCCGGTTGCTGTAGGGGCGAACCTTCACCCCGGCAATGATCGGCTCCTCCGCGTAGATCCTTTCGTTGAGGGTTTCGACGGAGGGGTCGAGCGACGAGTGTCGAGTGTCTAGTGTCATGGATTTAGAGTTTGCTTAGGAGTTTCTGACGCTCCTCCTCGGTGGCGTTGGCAGGGATGTAGGCTGCACGGCCTCCACGGGTCACCTTGATCGTCGGGGTCTGATCCCGGATGGCATCCCGCAGCTTTTCAAGGGTCTGCTGGTAATACCGCATGAAGGTGATCGGGTGGTCGGGATTGGCCGCCAACCACTCGCGATCCAACCACCGGCGCAGGAACTCCTGCGTGCTGATTTTTTCCCCCGAAAAGGCCGAAAACTCGATCTCCTTGTCGGCCAAGAGCCAGACCACTGTCCGGCGCGGCTTTCCATCCAGCCCCTGCTCGATGGTGTCGAGGTATCCCTGGGGAGCCAATTCACCGCCCGAGGTGGCGGCGGCAGCGACAAGGTGGGTATTCGCTGACTTGAGCGGATGCTCGTGGTCGGCTAAAACGCTGACCTTGGTGTTGGTGTCGATCATTTCAGAATGTCAGGCGAGAGCCGCCTAGCTGGCGTTCGGGTAGTGGGAGCCCTTGTAGCTCCACTTTTGGAAATCTTCCGCGCTCTCGGTCTTCGAAAGGCTGTTGATCACGATCACCCCGCCGGAAATCGTCGAAGGGATGTTTGAGCTGGCCACGCCGAGCGTGATCGAAGGGTAGTCGCCAGCACCATCCACGGAGAACTCTCCGGTGGGATCATACTTTGCGGCGGTCGAAAAAGCTCCCGCGTAGTCTTTCAAGACCTTGGTCTCGACTTTGCGGGATGTGGTGACCTTGGAGATCACCCCGGAGGTGAAAGAGGAAATTCCGAGAGAGGCGGTGACGGCAGGCATGGTGGTGATTCAGTTGGTGGATGGTCTGGTTAGCTCCACTTCATCGCGTCGATGGAGAAATCGGGAAAATCCTCGTTGCTCTCATCCACGGAGACCGAGGTGATGGCGACTGTGCCGCTGCTGATGGCGGTGCCGATTCCAGCGGTCCCGGCAACCGCAAGCGTGAGCGCAGGAGCGCCCTTACCCTTCACGCTGATCTTGGTCTCGGTCATCGGGAGGACTCCCACCTGGGCGGTGACGCCAGAGGAGCTTTTGATCGTCTTGACCTCCTTGCTCTCATCGGTGGTGACCTCGTTGATCACAGTCCCTGTGCCGGGTGTGACGAGGGCTTGGAAAGTGGAAGAGACGCCAATGGTTGCGGCCATATTATTTGGAAGGGGATGGGGATGGAGCAGGAGCCGGGGCGGGTGCCACGACATCCTTTTCGAGGATCAAGGGGTTGGGCTTTTTCTCGTCGCTCATAGAAGGATTCGTGGTGTCAAATCACTCCGAGACGCCGAGGACGGCATCCACTTCGGCAACCCATGTGTGGTTGTCCTGGCTGGTCTTGGTTCCCACGATCCAGACGCCTCCAAAAGTCGGGGTGCCGGAGGCGGTAGGCCAGTTGGCCGAAAGGTAGGAGGACTCCAGCGCGGTGCGGACGCTGTTGAGCGCGGTCACCATTTCCGACTTCGAGGAAGCCCCAAGCAGGGCAGGAGAGACCACTTTGATGGTCACCTGTGCCTTGTAGAGGCCACCGGCGGCGTGATCGAGCTGGCCAACCGCCACGATGAGATTCAGGGTCTCCGGGGTCAGCTCCTCGTAATCCGTTCCAGTGTAAATGGTCGTGGTCGGGAAAGCCGAGGCGGCAAGGGCCGACTTGATGGAGGATTCAACGGAGAGCGGGTTCATTATTCGCGGATGGCGGTGCAGATAATCTCGTTGCCGAGCGGGGAGCCGGTGAGCGACGTGGCGGTCTCGATCCTGAAGGTAAGATTCTCAGCCACCAGCAGGACTGCCGTGCCGACCGAGGGACGGGGGGCGCGACCCACCGGCCAGCGCAGCGTGATCGCCTTGTCGGTGTTGAAGCCACCCATCTCCAGGCTCATGGTCGGCTTCGGGGTCGACACATGGGCAAAGAAGGTCTTGCCAGAAATGGTGACCTGAGTGCCGAGAGCATCGGCAATGCTGGAAAGCCCCTTTGCGTGGAAGGCGGCGATTGCGGAACGGGACAGGGCCATATCCAGAGTGACCTCTGTCAAAGAAAGCGAAAGGCCGTCCCTCGTGCGTGGGGGACGGCCTTTGCTTGAACTACCTAGTCGGGAGATTACGCGGTGATAAACTTCAGAGCGGAACCGTCAGCCTTTGCAGAGCCGAAGATCACGTCGAAGCTGCCGTAGAGCGAACGGCTGGAGAGCGATCCCCAAACGTTCATCTGTACCGACAGTCCGAGATCAGGGATCTCGATGACCTCGCTCTGCTGGAGGAGACCAGCGACGGCGGGATCGATGTAGGGCAGGGCAGAAGCCATTGCGAGAGCCTCGGGCGAAGCCGCAAAGCCCTTGATGGTCTTCGTGGTTCCGTTGAGGAGCGCATCGCTGCCACCGGTGACACCGGTCCAACGGTTGTTGATGAACACGCCGTCGAACCCAAAGGCACCCTGCTCACCCCAGTTGATGGAGTAGCCGGTCTGGGGCAGGAGATACGCGATGTAGCTTCCGTCCAGGACGAGGTTCTTGCTGCTGCCGTCCTTGAGGGCGGCATACAGGGCAGGGAGACCTGCGGTGATGAGGGTGTTGCCGAGCTGGCCACCCGTCGCGGTGCTGATCGCCGTGTTGTAGGCGGCAGTGCCGTAAGCGGAGGTGGAAAGCGGGGTCAGAGCCGCATCGATGATGGAGTTGGCCAGCGCACGGAGGTTGGCGGCCATGACCTTCTCGAGCTTGAATCCCTTATTGAGCTGGTCGCTGGTGAGGCCGAAGGTGGCGCTGTAGTGGTTCATCGAGACAGCGGCTGCCGTCACGGTGTCACCCTGAGCCTCGAAGGAGGTAGGATTGGTCTGGGCGGCGGCAGCGTTACCGACGACACCGACCTGAATGGTGCGGCGACCGGCGTTGGCGACGACATCGCTGGAGAAATCCGTGTTGAAAGCCTTGAGGGCAGCCAACTTGGACTGAAGCACGGTCACTGCCGCCTGTGTGGCGGTATCAACGACCAGTGCTGAGGAATAGCTGTTAGGCATTTTGGTTTGGTTGGGTTGTTGTGAGTCTTCTGACTCGGGTTATTTCAGCTTGGCGGCGATGGATCGCTCGATCTCGCGCCGGTTGGCTTGAAAGAATGAAAGACGCTCGGCTCCGGCAGGCATCGACTCGTATTTCTCGATGATGCTCATGGCCGGGGCCTCCTCGACGATCTCGGGGATCTCGATGGAAGCGGAAAGTCCCATGACGGAGAGGACGCTGCGGTGCAGCATGTTCAGCTCGACCAGCTGGGCATCCTTGGTGGCGATCTCACCACGTGCGGCGGCGAGGTCGGTCTGGACTTGGGAAAGCTCGGTCTGAACCTTTGAAAGCTCGGTGCGAGTCGCGGCAAGGTCGGTCGAGACGGCATTCCAGGAGCGGGAAAGCTCGGCAGGAGCCGGGATCTCGGCTTTCTCCTCCACTTTCTCCTCAACTTTCTCTTCGACCACTTCAGCTTCAGGCTCGGCAACCACCTCGGGGGCGGATTCCTCGGACTTTTCCTCGGCCTTTTCCTCAACCACCTCGGTGGCAATCTCTTCGGAAAGCTCGGCGTGAGCGGCTTCGGCTACGGGTTCAACGACCACCTCGGGGGCGGTCTCGACGGGGATCTCCTCGGCGGGAGCTTCAGGGGTGGTGGTGTCACTCATAGGTTGGGAAAAAAGGCCGTTTCCATCGCCGGTTGCGGGATTGGCAACGAGATCCGCGCTGTAAAGCTCACAGACACGGGCGGCGTAGGCCACGATGTCGTCGCCGACAAGATTGCGGAGGGATTCATCAGCATCATCCTCGTCGCCGTCCGGCTCCATGTCGGAACCCTTGACCGGCTCCGGCGCGTTCATGAAAGAAATCGAAATGCCAAAATTGCTCGGCATGGTCTCGGCCATCTCGATAATGGTGGCGAAAGATTCGTGGCTTTTGAGGAGGTAAAGATCCCCGCGGGCGCAGTCGCCGTCCGCCACGATGTCCCTGATCGAGCCGACCAGCTCCTCGATGTCGGTACCATGAGCCAGCTTGACCGGCACCCCATCCTTGAATGTCATTGCGGCGGTGACTACCTCCTCGATGGTCTGATCATCCACGATCATCGGCTCACCGAGGAAGGAATGACCCCGGCATTCACCCTTGGTGATCACTCGGACGCCACGGATGATGCCATTCTCGGCATCGACGCGGGATGCGGTCGCTGTGGCGAATAGGGAGAGCTTGACCATTATGCGGATGCTTGAGGTGTCAAATCACCTTGCGGAGCCACCACGGGGCTGCCGGGAGCTGGAGGGAAAACTTCCGAGGTGGTCAGCTCGACCCCTTCCTCCTTGGCGATCTCCTGGACAAGTTTCTTTCGGCGGGCAGCGAAGCGAATGATGTCGGCGTCCTGAGTGTCGGCATCGAGGCCCTGCAGTGCGTAATACCTCTGGGGGCTGATCTGGCCACGGAGGAGCAGATCGCTCATCAGGCGACCATCGCGTCCGAAATCCACCGAGAGGCGGGCCGGAGGCGTGAAGTCCACCCTCCACCAATCAGATCCGTCATTCGGCATCGGGAGCCGACCCGAGGAAATCTCCTGCCAGATCCAGAACCTCCAAAACGGCGCGGCGAAACTCTGGGTGATGATGTCGCGGATCTCATCGATGGCCCCGGCGGCCTCCTCAAGAATCCATCGTTGGTTCGCACCACCGGCCTCCGTGCTGTCGTAGAGGAACTGGCTAGAAAATCCAAGACCTACGGCGATCTCCTCTTTCAGCGTCGCAAGGAATTGCTGCATGTTGCCCGAGGGGTGGTTGTTCACCAGTGACTCGATCTTCTCACCCGGCTTGAGTTGCGGCAGGATCGATCCGTTGGTCAGAGCATCCACGGTCATCGGCTGCTGGCTCGATGTGGACTGTCCCTTCACCAGCGACGAACCAAGACCAATCTGCCCGGCCTCCGGCGATGTGATGACCAAGGCCATCGAGGCACCGATTTTGGCCGACTGCTTCTCAAAGGCCAGATACTCGGCAATGTCTTGGAGCGTATTTGCCGCCCTGGCCAGCCAGCTCGGGGCGCGGGTGTAGCCGACCCGGTAGGCGCGGCGGATCTGGGAGATGTCATCCGCCGAGACATCGGTGAACTCTTGGGAGGCCGGAGCCTTTAGCACGCGGTAGGTGGTCGGGCGGCCCGTCTTCTGATCCACCCTTACCCCGTCAATCCATCCCTCATCCTCCTTGCCGACCGGAGATCCGACATTCTCCCCTGGGACGAGACGGAACATGGCGCGACCCTGCTTGCTGGTCATCCTTTGCCAGAACACATCACCGGCAATCGCCATCTGGCGCACGAGCAGGGGGATGGCCTGATCAAAATTCACCATGCCGGTGACATCAACACCAAAGGCGGCGTTGCGGGCGGCATCGCTGAAAGCCTGCTCGGCTTGGCGGTTCCATTTTTCATCCAGCGTGCGAGCCTGCGGGATGAGGGGGCCGACGAGTCGGGCAATCTTGTCCACGGCACCGCCTGCCCATCCCGAGTTGTTATAGAGCCACGACGCCCTCTTGAGCATCTCGGCGCGTGCTCCGCCACTGAGTTCCTTCTTGGCGTCGAGCGTCGGACTGTAAAGCCACATCCGCTGTGGGTTGTAACGGTAGCTGGCCTCGTAGGCCGCTAGGTCACTTTGTTTCTTGGGCCGTCCAGCACCGGGACGAGTCCCGCCACGCTTTGATTTCGGTTCGCTCATACCGAGCGGCCTCTGTCAAAAATCAAACGGAAATCAAAAGTGGTTCCCTGCTGGGCGAGCCATATCAAGCCACCGAAAAGGTCGAGAGGCACAGGGATTTCTCGGTCGTCACCAAGAAAAAGAAATCACACTAGGTGACCGCCCAGGTCCGTGAGTAGTCAGGACGGGTTCCAAGCTGGCGGCTTGTGATCGTGCCGTCGGAGTTTGTCGGGTAGTCACCCTTCTCTTTGCGGACATCCATGACGGCCTCAAGGTAGAGCCACTTCGGAAATGCCACTTCGCCATTCGCCGATCCTCCCTCGGCAGCAGTGCCGGTGATGGTGACCTCTTCAGTAGCCGAGGTGGCGATGGCGTCACTCAGGGCCGCAAGCTCCTCAATGCTCTTGTAGCGGAGGTAGCTCTTAATTCCTGAAACCTTGTGATGATCGGGCGTGAGGGCCATGCCTCCACGCCGGTGTCAAAGGTCACAGCTTCTCCTTGAGGATCGCCCACGCCACGCAGTGCAGCTTGGTGCAGTCTCCGTAGTGGTCATTCTCCAGGCTCTTGAACGCAAAGGGGGTGGTGCGGTTGTTCTTATTTTCGACCAAGACCTGTCCGCTGTGTCCGGCGATGAAGTCCCTCGAGGCGTCCGCAGGGAAGTGCAGCAGAGGGGGGAGCTTTTTCTGAATCCGGTCAACGTAGAGGTGCATCTTCCACACAAAGTCGGAATACGAATAAAGCACGGTGCCAACTCCCGGAAGCGGGCTGGCGGTGAAATGCTTGAACGTGGCGGCGCCTCCCTTGCTCGGGTAGAAGAGTCCGCTCGATCTGGCGCAGACGGAGTAGACGCGCTCGGTGAAAAATCCCGAATCGATGAGTCCGGCCATCGGCGTCACCGAGGTCACTCCATCAGGAAGCATGTACGCCCGGGCTTTCAAGAAATCCTCGCTCACCAGTTCGTCGATTTCCGAAACCTCGCCCCAATCAATCACCCAACTCTCTCCCGACATGACGCGGGCCTCGACGGTCCAGTGTGTCCGCTTCCCACCAGGATCGGCGCAGATGGTGAGCATCGGGGCCTGTCCGTCGATCACCGCCTCCGGTGGGATTTCGCGCTGGCGGTAGCCACCGCGAAGATCCAGCAGGCTGTCATCCTTGATGGTGGTGGCGCGATCCTCCCATGGGAGTCCGAGGTAGGTGTTGTAGAAATCATGCAGGCCGCCGGGGGTCGATTGCTTCTGGAGGAAGAGCTTGGCCAGCTCTCCCCATGTCGATTGCGGGGAATACATGGCATTCAAATGGCAGGAGATGTGATCCCGGGGAGCGAAGAGATTCCCAGCAATCCACCGGCCACCGGAGACCAGCGGGCGTTGCATTTCCTGAGACCAGAGATCCCCGCACTCCTCGCACTGATAGCACGCCGAATCTGCCACCCCATCAAGATCCCACGCCCCGTCCGAACCGCGAAGCGCAGCCGACCAGCGGACGTTCTCAAACTGAAGATGCTGCCAAGACCCGCACGCCGGGCAACTCACATGGTAGCGGTGCTGGCTGCCTGCCATGAACTGCGAGTAGATGGCACCCGTCGCCACCGTCGGCGTCGAGACCAGGACGCGCTTGCAGATTGTCCGGTAAAAATTCGTCCTAGCCAAGGCAAGCTCCAGCGACGGTGCCTCGGTCGCGGAGGCGTCCGGCCATTTGTCGGTCTCATCGGCAAAGAGATACCGGATCGCGCGTGACGCCAACTGGTTCACCGAACCTGACCCTCGAAGGGCCAGCGTGCAGGAGGTGAAGGCCATCTCTGTTTTCTTGAGCAGATCGGGATCATCAGGAAGCAACGGACGCAGCGCGGCGCAAGATCGGATGCGGGGCATGAGTTCACGTTCGCTCCAGCTCTTGGCATTATCCGCCGTGGAGGTGACGTAGAGGATAGGGCCGGGATCCTCGGCGATGGCGTACTGAATCAGATTGGCCAGGAGGGTGGTGCCGCCGATCTGGGCGCTCTTTACAAAGGTGATCTGCCGGATGCTCCGATCTCCAAACCACAAGTGGAGTTGACGCAGGTAGGGGGTGAAATCACAGGAAAACCTCCCGGGGCGGGGCGAGAATCGCGGATCGATGACGATCTCTCTCTCGGCCCACGTCAGGGGGTCGGGTCGCTCTTTTGGCTCCCACATGGAAGCCATATCACTCTCAATTCTCTGGAGGGACGGCGACATCTAGGGAAGGTTTTGTATTCCAAGGGGCTGAGGCCGAAGCGGTCGCCAACTCCCGCAGGATGGCAAAGACCTCTTCCCTGACAATCCCGCCGACATCCACCGAAGACTCGATCCGGGCCGCAAGGACATCGGGAAGGTTTTCCATGAGCTGCTTGGCCATTGCCATATTCCCAAGGATGAACTCGCTCACCTTGGAAACCTCCACGAGGCGACCGGCTGCGGTGGAAAGTTTCAGGTTGTTTTCAGAGACAAGGGTCCAAAGTTTGTGCGCCTCGATGCTGGCTTTCAGAAGAGTCGGCAGGGAGTTCATGTCTCCCCGGGCCTCAGCCTGATCACAGAGCAACGAGAGACGTGCATGACGGACGGCAGCGGCCTGCTCCGTCTCATCCGGGGTCATCGGCTTGGCATTTGCTTCGGGACGGGCGAATGAGAACTGAGAATCCTGAGCCCGGGAACGTAGGAAATCACGCCAGCGAGGATCGTCCTGGTTGCGCCAGTTGCGCACGGCACGGACGGAAACGGAATGAGCGCGAGCGCACTCCTCGATGAGGGCCGATTCGTGACGGGATTTCCGCATGAGTTCCTTGGAATGTCAAAGGAACGGAACGGAATTGATGCGGAACGGAAGGAACTGGATCACTTCCCTAATGTCTGGATCTTATACGCTCAAAAACATCGCGACGGGCAACTCCGAGGATTGATTTGTAAAACAAAAAGATTCCTTATCGGGGCCATCAGGACGCTTGGCTAAGATTCCACCGGCAGTCACACTGGAAGATGAAATCCTCCCGCCACCACGGGGAAGGCATTTTACTACTTCACCTCCTTAAGAGGTAATATAAAAGATTGTTGGTAAGCTACTTGGATGCTAAGGAGGTGGCGAGGAGGTAGCGTCCCAAAAAGGACGGTCACCGTCCTAAAATGCCGAGATCGATCAATACCCATGCCCTTTCACTCAATCCACTGGCAACTTTGGGACGGTGCACCGTCCTCAGTTCCTTGGGATACCACAGGGCGCGGGACGGTGCGGTGAGGGGTGCGTGGCAAGATAGGCGCCGTCACTAAGTCCTGCTGAATATGCCGCAAGAACCGCAGCATCTTGCTGTAGTTTAGTGGAGGCACATCCGACCAGGAAGAGTGCCATAATAAGGAAAACCCTGTGCATAAGGCGAACCTTGCACAGGGCGATCCTTCCGGAACTTCCTTGATCAGGTCAACTCACGCGCCACTTCCGTTCATTCTTCCCGCCCACGCGCTCCAGCTTGATCGTGCCCAGCTCCTCACCGAAGCGGAAGACCCGCCCATTATAGCGTGCCAACAAACGCGACATCTTCGCCCGGCTCGACTGATAGATCTCAAACTCCCGCGTCTCCCGGTCCACCTTCCCCTTGATCATCTCCTCAAAGAGCCCCCAGTTGCGGCAGATCCAGATCACATCATCGAAGGTAATCCCTTCCCGGCACTGGAACTCAATGCCATCCTGGAAGACCCCCTCGGCCATCGCCTTCACCAGATCGCGCATATCACCGGCATCGGGATCACCGAAGTCCTCGCTCTCAGGCTTCCGCAGCGGATCTCCGAATCCCGCATTCTCCACGATCCCCCCGATCACCCGACTCCAGTCCTCGAAGCCCACCAACCGCGACGAGCAGGCCGGACGCCCGACCTTATCCCACGCCACGACGAGCGACCAGAGAGCCGAGAGAATGGCAAAGCGCACCTCGGGCCGCGCCAGATACTCGGCCCCCATCGGACGCTCGATCTTGCGAGCCTGCGGGTCGGCCTCCTTCTGGAAGAGATCGATGAAGATCGACCTCCGGGCAATGTCCGAGGAGACCTCAGCCTGGTTTGAGGTGAACATCAGCATCGTCTGCTTTGCCACCTCATACTTGGCCGAGGATCCGAGGCGGCGCACCGAAACCACCGAAGACGTGGCAAATTGCTCCAGATAGGCGCTGTCCAGCTTGTCCTTCACATTGTCGAAGATCACCGAGTCCGATCCCGCCAGCACCTCCGAGTCGAGCACCTTTTGCAGCTCCTCGCGTTCCTCGGGGAGCGCACGCATCGCGGCGAAGCCCCTGACAGGGATCTCCACCACCATCGCCAGCAGCGACTTTCCGGCGGCAGGGCCGTTGGCATTCCAGATCGTCAGCGGCACCTGAGCCTGCTCAGGAAGGAGCGAGACCGCAAAGCGCGTCATCATCGCCGCGATCTGGCAGGAGAGAGAGCGGCCTCCATCATCGGCAAAGGGGAACTCGTGAAGGAGATCGGCCAGGTAATCGACAGCGGCCTCCTTGGGCATCAGATCGTAGGTCATTTGGCCTCCTTGAGCTTCTGGATCTCGTCGCGGAGTTGGTAAGATTCATGATACCCGCCTTTTAGGTTGAGAAGATTGCAAGCTTGGTTCGCTATATCCTGTAGCTTTTCAATTTGCTCCCGGAGCCTTGCGACCTCGTTGTCGGGTGTCTGTGGTTGGTTCATTCGTGCGTGTTTTGTTTTGGTTTCTGTTCCTTCTTCTTCCAGTTGATCGCCGCATAGTTGCGACGGTATTCATGCGAGAAATTATTCCTGGGCGCATCCCCCTTGCCGTTCTCGGCGGTCTTCTTGTTATCCATGACGCCTACGCCTCCTTCACGAGGATCTTCGTGTCGGCGTCATAGCCGGGGCCTTGCAGGGTCAGTTCACCACCGCGCAGGATCGGCACCGGGATGCGAGAGATCCGTCTCAGCGGCCTTTGCAAGGTGAGAAACTGGTGTGATGTCAGGCACGCCTCCGCCTGCATTTTGTTCATCGAGTCGGGCCGGGCCTCATAGGCATCGCTTCCGTCCTCCTTCTTCCACGGCATCTTGACCAGCTTCACCGTACGGAGATTCTTTTCGGCATAGGTGCGGAAGCAGGCCGGAGTGAGCGGCTGCATCCGGTCAGTCTTCGGCTCCAGCACCACGGGGAGCCCATCTTGGAGGAAGACCCCGTTGCGGCTCATCACCTCACCGACCTCATGGGCAAATTCGCTCAGAATACGCCCCACCCTCGGGAGTTCGATATGCGGCAGATCGAGGGATTTGGGAGAGGATTCATTCTTAGGTTCTTCAGTCATGTGCGTGAGTTCGTTGAGTCAGTCAAATCTTGGTTATTCTTAGCCTTCAGCCTTCAGTCTTCAGCCTTCTGCCGACCGCTACCGCTTGTGGAGATCGGTGATCGCCTGTGCGTCCCGTCGTAGCTCATCGGCCATCGCCGTGAATTTCCCGTTACAGGCCGCGTAAAATTCCAGCCTCTCCGCGCAGGAGCGCATCGAGTCGGCATCCTCCGAGTGGATCGCAAGCTTGGCGGCATCGACCGCATCGCGCAGGGCATCACGGACGGGAGCACGATCCATGATCCGCTCACCGAAGGGAGGCCACGGATTCACATAGAGAAGCTTCTGGAGCGCACCCTTGTCGCCACGGTACTGCTGCGGCAGGCGCGTCAGCCTCACGGCGGTGAGCGCCTTGGGATCGGCTCCGATCCGAGCCAGATCACCCTTTTTGGAGCGTGCCCAGGCATCCCACTCTGCCTTCGAGGGGGGGCCTGAGAGGGCCGACATCCCGCTGCCTGTGCCCGGCACACGGATCAGAGCATGGACAGAGCGACCTCCCGAGGAATAGATCGCCGCGATCGGCAAGGTAGTCTTCGCCAGGGCACCGAGCCAGATGCGGTGGTCGGCCTCATCCGACTCCAGCAGGGCAAACTTCCACTTGGTGACCGACTCCTCCGAGCGACGGGATGGCTTTCCGGTGCGAGGGTTGGGGTATTCCTTCCCATCGACCGGGTTGGCCAGATACCACATCCCTCGAGGGCCGCATGGTGGGATCGGATCCTCTGGCCAGAGAGCCTGACCTTGGGATTTGTCATCTGAGAAGATCAGCACCTTTTCCCCGGCATAGAGCAAAGAAAGGAACCCCGACGAATCGAGCAGAGAGGGGTCGGCATAGGATCGAGCCGCAAACCAATCCAGCCGGGGGCGGAACTCCCCGGCAAGAGCCGCAAGGGCATGGGGGTCAAAAGCCACCGGCTCTGGCTTCGGGATCGGCTTGTAGTCGCTCGACCCTCGACGCTCGACCCTCGACTCATTCCCCAGCAGATAGCCCGACCCCTTTGAGGAGTGAGAGTTGGCCGCGCTGCGGAGCTTATAGGCCAGATCTCGTTCCGACCAGGGTGGGGAGCAACGGGCATTGAACTCCTGCATCAGCGCCATCGCATCCCCTTCCCCGAGGGCGAAGCCATGCACGAGAGCACAGGCCACCGCGAAGGTCGCATCATGGCCACCGGATCCGGCCACCGCCGCATCCATCTTGCCGATGTAGCGTGAAGCACGCTCGATAATAGGAACGCACATCAGATTTTCAGCGTTGACGTTGTGGAGCGCAGGCCGGGCACCTCGATGGCCTCCTGCTTGATCCAGAGACCTGGAAGGTTGGCGGTATCTGCCGGAACCACGCAGACCTCACGGGTCTTTGCATGGATCTGGAGCACCTTCATCAGACGGCCCGAAGACTTCAGCGTGACCAGATCGCCCACCTTCACAGCGCACCTCCTTCGATCCCCAGCTTCCTGCGGATCCGGCATGCCTTCATCCCCGTCACATCACAGAGGAACTGGAGGCCACTGCCGGTCAGGAACTCAATGAGTTCCGTCACATCGGTGGAGTGGCCCATCCCACGGACACGGTGATAGATCAGTTGATGCTTGCTCTTGGATCGGGAGGTGCGACCGAGCCGAGCCATCCCGACAGGAAGCCCCCCTTCAATGACCCCGGCATTCACGAAGGCTTGGTAGTCCTCGACCGCCTGGAGAATCACCGAAGAGAGCAGCCCGATCAGGGCATCATCGTAGGTCGTCTGGCGCATGGGTCAGCGGCGGCGGGATTTCCTTGGGGCATCCAGCACCTTTGACGGGGCGAAGCGATCCAGCTCGATCTGGAGCTTACGGATGGCCTTCCCGAGATCGGCGAGTTCCTCCTGATTGGAGAAACACGACTTATCGATCACATGGGAGGCCGCAGCACGGATCCGGCGGATCTCCGCCTTCAGCGCCTCGATCTCATCGCAGAGATCCATCACCCCGGAGTCCATTACTCTTTACCTCCTTCAAATTCAAAAGACTGCATCCACTGCCCAATCTCAATAAAGGCTTCGGATATTTTGAAAAAATCCTGTTCGTCAATGTCTCCATTTGAAGCCGCTTTAAGTAAATGCTTCTTCAAAAAAAACTTCTGAAAATGCTCACCGGATGACTCTGAGTCCTCAAGATTATGCCAAGACAAGATCGCAATTTCGTTCCCGATTAATCTGATCTCAGAAATCACCGTGTTTAGAACCCGATCTACGGCTGTGCACAATGCATCGGAATGCGATTCCAAAATTTGCTTATGAATTCCTTTTACTAGATCGACGCTGGTTAAGCTCATTTTCCAGCCTCCGTGGAGAGCAGATAGTCGTAGAACTCCACCATCGGGCGCAGCAGCTCGCACGCCTTCTTGCGGTCATCGCTGTTCCACTTCGGGATCGACTGATCCATCTTCCTCCGCCAGATCGAGAATCCTTGGTGGAGCCCCTCGATGGTCACGATGGCCGTCCCCTTGCCGAGCCCTTCATTCAGCTTCGGCTTCTCCACCGGATCGGTAGGCAGACCCAGCTCCAGATCGAGTTGAGAGTCGATCTGCTTTTCCGTATCCTGGACAAAGTCCTCGCCGTAGTTATTCGATCCATACTCGCGCCACTGGCGCATCCAGATTGAGGAGCACTTCTTGGCCACCTTGATCCGGTAGCCGACCTCGAAGAACTCCTGACCGCTCATCACCTCCGGCAGCACAAGGCCATCCGGGCGAAAATACCCTGTGGGTGTTAGTTCTTGGCTCATTATTGGTCACCTCCGGTGATATCTTTGACGTACTGCCCTCCTACATATTTCATTGCGATCACTCGGGCGTAATTGGCCAAGGGCCACTTATACGGCTTTGATGGAGCCTCAAATGCCGCTGACCATTCTTCCTTGGTATTATCATCAACCCTCGCAAAAGCACCGGTGTGTCTTTCTTCAAGAAGGATGCTGTCTGTCTGTATTGCTGTTGAAAAAACCCAATACTCTGGAACTGCAACGCATAAAACATTGGCTAGTCCCCCGTTGAATTCTGCAATGCTCTCGGCCCATTTTGCCGCATCTGCGGTGTTTTCAGCTTCCACAAAAGTCAGGACATCATTTCCAGACTCATCGATCATTTTTACTGCAATCTTCATGTTATATTTCCTTTCTTGGTTGTTAGTTTTTCCGACTCAGTTGCACCGCCTTGTAGGTGGCGCGGCTTCCTTCCGACTTTCTGAACTTCGTGATTGAGAGACCGAGGACATCGGCCCATCCCACGACGTAGTGACTGATCAGGGCGCGGGTGCACCCTAACTCGCGAGCGATCTCCGCCTGAGACCGCTTCCCGTTGAGCTGATCGAGCCCGGCGGCAAAGGCGAGGGCGTGAACCTGAGCGGCCAGATTTTTGGCCGAGAGCAGCAGACCGATGACACGGCCCAGAAGCTCCCACGCCTGACCGGCAAGGTTTTTGCGCTCCTTTTCACGAACCGTCAGACCCCAGGCACCGGCGCAGGAGATCACCTCCTTCATCACAAGCCAGTTCACCTGAGCCTTTGAGGGGGGCAGATTCCTCTGCACAAACCAGAAAAACTCCTCCGCCAGCTCATCGGCCTCGCCATCGATCTCTGCGGCATAGTCGGGCGTGTAGGCCGACTCCGCCGTGTCGTTGCTGTAGGCGCGGAACGCCTCCTGGGGAGAAGCCGAGATCATTTCTTCTTGAGCCCCTCCAGTTTCAGCAGGCGCTGGTTCCGGGCGCGGGCCGCCTCGAAGCACCAAGCCTGCTCGTCAGGGAAGGCGATCCCCGCATCGGCAAGGGCTCGATCAGCGGCCAGAGCCGACTCGTGACAGCAGTTACACAGCTCCCAGGGGAAGATCTGACCACCGGCGTCATCCTCCACCGGCGTGCCATGAACCCAAAATGCCTGGGTGAGACATCCCGGCATCGTGCAGATCCCGAGGCTCATCGTGGACCTCCTTGGCGGAAGAACGTGAATGCCAGCATCACGGTGACGGCAGCTCCCAGGGCAGCGTAGAATTTCGAGATCATCGGGCACCTCCCGATGGGTAAGCGGTGGAACGGACCTTCAGGTCACCGCAGTGGAAGCATGTGATCCGAGGCACGGGGCCTGGCCAGTGCCTGAAAAATTGCTTTAGGCGCAGCCAAAGCGAAGGCCGGGCAGGGGAGAGGGAGCGTGCGTAGGCAAGAGCCGCCTCGAGGGTCGGATCGCTCATTTGCCACCCCCGATCTGATTGCGGATCCACAAAAGGATCTCCGTGAACTCCTCAAGACCGAGGAGAAGAACGGCCACCAGCGTGACCAAAAGGAGCGTGATCAATGTGCCCTCCTTCGGCCAAAAAGGCACACTAGGGCACACTCATTTTTCTTAAAAACGCCATTTTTCTCTTTTGGAGAAGAGTGGCTGCCTCGCATGGATTTGAACCATGACGATTGCGCAAGGGTGGTTTTTGGCATGTTTTTTTTAGGTCTACTCTGTAGAGAGTTTGTTCTTTTTGGTTCGTTTTGGCTTCTCAGGGCACACTAGGGCACACTACTTTTTTCGTATGGCCTCGCTTTTCCGCCGAGATCGATCCCCTTTTTGGTGGGTAAAATTCCGTGGCGCCGACGGGTCGATCCGCCGCGAGTCCACCATGCACCGGCTGGACTCCTCGCTGGGCAGCCGCAAGGCCAAGGAGCTTGCCATGCAAAAAACCCTTGAGGAGTTCCAATCCTCCGGCGAGGGCCATCGCACTCTGCTCTCCCATTGGGTTCCGGCGTGGATCGAGGTGGCAAAGCACGGCAGCACCCGTGAGCGTTACCGTCAGGTCTGGGTGGCGATCTCCACCTACCTTGAGGAAAAAAACATCACCTTGGCCGAGCAGATCACCCGAAGCCATGTATTGGAATACTTCTCCCTTCGTAAAAAAGGCATTGCCGGACTTGGCCCATGCTCCACCAACACGGCCTTGATGGATCTCCGTATCCTCCGGGCGATCCTCTTCGAGGCCGTCCGGCAGGAACTCATCGTTGCCAATCCGGCTTCCCGACTCGGCATCAAGGCCGAAAAGAGCGAGGTCAAGGCCGAGTTGACCGTCGAGGACATCGCCCTGATCCGCGCCAAACTCCCCAAGCTGACCTCCGACATGCGGGTCGCCTTCGAGATCGCCATTCACCAGGGTTGCCGACTCAGGGAGACATCCCTGCCTCTGGAGCGTATCAACATCGCCGAGCGCACCATTGCCTTTGAGATCAAGGGGGGTGGCTACCATGTCACCATGCTGCATCCCGAGCTTGTCCCCCTGATCGAGACCCTGAAGGCCACCAAGCGAAAGCTCACCTACGACTACTACCCGCAGATCAGCCGCGACTTCAGCCGTCTCTTCAAAAAAATGAAGCTCCGTAAAAAAGGCGTCACCTTTCACTCCACGAGGGTCACGGCCATCACCCGACTCGCCAGAAGCGGGACGGTCAGCGAGCAGCAGGCGATGCGCTTTATCGGTCATGCGACAGCTTCGGTTCACAGGATTTACCAGCGTCTTGGCGCGAGCGACCTGGGCGGGTGCATCGAGGCCCTCTCTTGCGGAAAAAACCTGTTGAGCGAAAGTCAGGATTCTCCCTCAGCCACTCCAAAGCGTGCCGGAGCGTTGTCTGGGTCGCGCAGTCCATCCGGTAACCGGCGGCGCACATCGCCGAAACGTAGGCCGGTGAGCGGTTGAGGGCCGTGGCCAGTTGGGACTTGTTGAGGAGGGTTGTCATCCGGTTTTTTTACTTTTTGGGGATCCCGTAGGTTTTGCGGATGGCCTTGCGAACAAGGTCGCTCACCTTCAGATCCTCAGCTGCGGCAAGCTTGCGGAGGTGCTTAAACACTGGCGTTGCAAGCCGGACATTCACTTTGCTGTCGAGCGTCGTTTCGTTCATTGGTGCAGTTTGTGCCACATTGGGAACCAATAGGAAAGATAATTCTTTCGCTTAGGCAAAGAAATTTGCGGGGAGGGTCTTTTTGCGGTACATTGTGCCTATATGAAAATGACAGAAACGATTCGAGTCAGGGTTAGCAAAGAGATGAAATCCCATCTTGAAAGCCTCGCCGAAAAACGCGGCCCAGGCAGCAAGGTGGCCGATCTCGTCCGGGAAGCCATCCATCAGGTCTATTTTAAGACCTACTCAGTTGAGGAAATCACCGCGCTGAAGGCGGTTAAAAGGCCGAAAAAATCAAACGGAGGGTGATTTTGGCCTTTCCGTGCGGTTCGCCTTTGTAGAACATTTTGCAACGCATGAACACTCTTTTTCTAGCCGATGCCGGGGCCTTTGCGGCTTTCGGCATCTTCGGGATCCTGGCAGCCGTCGTGATCGGGGCCTTGTACGCCCTCTTCCCCCTGATCGTCATGTGGCAGCTCGGCGGGGTGAAGGCCCGGATCGACCGGCAGCGCACCGAGGAGTTGAAGGCGCTGAAGGGAGCCACCGAGGAGCTTCAGCGGCAGAATATCCTGACCCGCCAGCTTCTCATGGCCTACGGCCACGAGCCGGAAGCTTAAAATTCGATCCGCCTCCAGCGATCCCGCCAGAGGAGGTCGCTCAGGCGGTTGGACAGGGCGATGATGCGCACCTCCGGCTCGTCCGGCAGGAGCAAATGAAGACCCTCGTGGATGAGGGTATCAAGCCTCTCCATGCTGTTGTTTTTGGCGGGGTCGATTTCGATGAGATCCGGGGCGATGGACTGCCCGAGGGCCTTCTCCTTGCCAAGCCGTCGCTCGACCAACTTGAGCTTTTTGGGCAGTTTCATTGGAGCTTTTCTTCGATTTTTTGAAGAAGCATGGAGTGAAAGTCGGCCAGTGCCTCCAGCATGTCTTCATGGTTGTCTGTTGAGAACCTGAGCCGGAAGGGCAGCTCGATTCCGTCGATTTTCACATCGAGGCAGAGAGCCCATCGGATCTTGCCTTCGGGAAGTTGTTCGCTGTCGGTGACGATGCTCATGAGGTGACTTTGCGGTGGTAGTGCCAGATTGCTCGGCAACCTTGTCCAGGAACACGGATCTTGAATTTTTTCTTCTCCATCACCCCCTCCGCGATGGCCGCTTCACAGAAAATTCTCGATTCCCCAAGAGTCTCACGGCGGTGATCCATGATTTCCTGCATCCGCATCCAGCCCTCGGGGACTGTCTCGGACACCCCGACGGAAATCTGATCGGCGATCTCGTCGAGCCAGTGGTTTGCAGAATTTCGTGGTGGTTTTTGGATTATGGCCTTCTTTTTCATGGTCAGAATGAGCCTGTGACCTAAAACGGAAGCCGCCACCCGTGGTCTTCACCCTCGCTCGGCCCGGTGAAAAGCCAGACTTGAGACGCTGGCTTTGATCCTTCGCGGAACTCCCCGGCGACGATGCCCATACTCCAGGCAAGGGTCTGTTTTCTGGTTGAGGCGTAAGTCATTTCTCGTTTGCGGGCCAAAGTGCCTACGCAAAAACCTTCGGAACGTTTGCGGGTTCGGCCGGTAGCAAAGGCCGCTCGATGCGTGTGGGCGTGGATTACCTTTCCGGGGCCAAAGGACTCGCAGTGATCGCGAGTTGCATTTTCGGAGTACATGACGCCATGCATGAACGTAATGTCGGCTCGTTTGTATTCCTGCCAGACAGCATCGTAGGGAATGACCCTTGTGCCGATCTTGGCGCAGCCATCCTCGATGTGCTGGATCGCCCGGTTCGAGGCGTAAGCGATCACGGCATTCGGGGAGGACTGAAGGTGCCAGAGGCGTGCCTCATGGTTGCCGCAGAGGAACACGTCAGGCCGGTATTCCTTCAGGAACATCAGGCCCCCGTCGATGTCAGGGGCGACCGGCTCCGCGCTGTCGGCATCGATGCCGCGAGCCCCCGACCTGAAGGCAGCGGTATCAATGGCGTCACCGAGGTGCAGAGAGAGATCACCCTTGCGAATCCATGCTTTCTTGAATGCCAGGACGGCTTTCTTGGCCTCTGGGCAAATGTGCTTGCCGTGGGAACATCCCACCGCCATGAACCGGGTCCACTTGGAAGCGATGTTGGCCATGTTTAATAAGAAGAGAGCTTATGAAAGCTCAGGCGCAGAACTCCTCGCGCAGGGCGCGGTTACGGTTGATCCAGCCGTTGAGCCACTGCTGACGGCCTTGGAGGGCGATTTTGGCGTAGTAGCTCTGCGACTTGGCAATGATCCCAAGGGCAAGCTCCGCAGAGTTGTGAACCTTCCACGCGGCCTGTATCGTCTTTGGGCCGATGATTCCGTCGGCCTGAATCTTGGCTCCGAAATCAATCAGGGAGCTTTGAAGGAACCTTGCGGCACGCCCCAGACCGCAGTTGAGGGCGTAGTTGGCGACCACTTCCCCCACCGGCATCGGCATCACCTCGGCCTGACAAGCGAGCCAGTATTTCTGCTGGTAGGTCTGAGCGACCCAGATCGGTGAGGGAGACTCAGGGAGGCCGTCATCGCGGGAGGTCAGCCCGGCAAAGGTGGCACCGGCACCATCCCCAAGATGCTCAACCTTGATCTGGCCGTCGTGATCAAGGTCGCACTCCCACTTGAGTGAAAACTTCAGCCACCTCTTGAAGCGGGTCGAGAACCCGTTGGTCGAACAAGCAATCAGGATGGAGTCGGGAGTCATAGGTAAGTGCTATGGTGACGGGGGGCCTTCCGCGAATTTCCCAGCGGCCTTGGCACCCGAGAGGGCACCGACCACCCAGGAGAGGAGGTTGGCCGCATTGGTCGGGATGTCGGTCATCGTCCCTTTCAGAAAATGAAAGCAGAGGACATAGGCGACCGAGGCGACCGCGCCAAAGACCGCGATGCCGAGCAGGAGGCGACCGCTGGATGGCGTGCCATTGCTTTCGCAAAAAACCCGTTTGAGCCAATCGTTCATGCCATTGCAAATTTCCAGCCTGTCCGCAGGCCGACATAGCCGAGGACTGCCCCGATCTCGATGAGCAGGATGATGCGGAGCGTCCAGAGTTCCTTCAGCGCCTTCATCCGCTTCGCGCTTTCGTAGGCGACCTGTTCCCTTGCCTGCCCTAGCTGGCGGGAGACCTCATCGACCTTGGCCGAGTATTCCGCGACCGCAAACTGAGCTAGATCCAGGGAGGCGGTCAGGGCGGCCAGCTTGGCCTTCCCCTCCGGGGCCACATAGGGGGCGAGGGATGAGGCGTCATTCTTGGCCGTGGAAACCGCTTTGATGACCGCCGAGTTGGAGGGGGCGTAGCTGATCGGCGTCTTGGGAGCCGAGGCGCAGCCTCCGCATAAGATAGCAAAAAATGAAAGGATACCGATACCCGACCAACGGAAGAGCCTGACCTGCCATCGGGTGACGATGATGGAGACCCGGCACCAAAAGGAGATCTCGAGACAGAGGAGGATCAGGCGGCAATTCAGCCAGAACCACCGGAGGGGGAGGAAAATCTCCTTCATCAAGGAAGGATCTCCTGTCAAAGACTGCTGTCAGAAATTCAGTTCTTCTCCAGCGTCCGCAGCCGGGATTCGTGATCGGCGATGAGTGCGTCGTGCCGTTTGTCTGTCTCAGCATTGGCCTCCATGCGGATGAGGACGGCCTCGATCTTCTCGATCCTGGTGTTGGCCGCCGTGAACTCCTCCTTGGTCACGAACTTTGTTCCCAGAAGGGCAACGCCTAGCAGGGCGGCGGTCGTGGCTACCTTGAGTGCTAGGTCGAAGTATCGGGCCAAGTCGTGCATGACTATGATCCAGCCAGTTGCTGAACGAGGGCGCGGAGTTGTTGCTGCTTCTCGGTCGGCAAGGTGGCGGCGAGGTTGAAGAATGCGGCATTCTCGGCCTTCACGCGCTCCACCTCCTGCTGGGTGTAGCTGTCCAGAATCTCGGTGACCCTTGCGAGGAGGTAGGCTTCGGGCGTGGTCTGCTCGGCTCCCTCGACGGCGTTGAGGCGAGAGACGATGGCGTTCAGGCCCGAGAGTTTAGAGTGATCAATCGTTAGTTGCATTGGAGGATTCGGGTTTAGGGGCGACTACTTCTGCCAGGATTTCAATGGCTTGCTGAATGGAGATGTATCCAGCTCTGGAGATTTTTCCTTGAGCCTGGGGTTCCAAGGCAGAGGAGAGGAGTTGCAGGGCTTCTTGTGGGGTCATGTTGTTGTTCATAAATTACCAAGTGGAGAGGGCGACTCGTTTCCAAGTATTCGTAGCCGTGCAGACGTAGATGTAGTCAGCGTCACGCTGAATGTCTCCCGTCGTTCCAGTTGCCGTTGCGGACGCTGGGGTTGCGGAGCCAATAAGACGAAGATTTGAGCCAGAATTAATTTGAACGCTGGTATTGAATTGAGCTGCCCCGCTAGTGAAAATAACCCTTGCTGCACCAGCGGAATGAATCTGGACTGCCCTGTTTGATCCAGTTCCACCCGCCTCGGTTCCGATTTCTAGGACGTTTGAGTTCCACCGCATGAACCCACGCTCGTAGTTGCTTGCGTCCGTGTACGTGTTGTAGATGCGAGCCGTCTGTGCATTCGTGCCATTTCGCAGGGCGAGGGTGTTGGCTGCATCGCGGAATAACTGGCAGTCGGCTGAAGCAAACCCGATATAATTTCCCGAAGGAGCTGCTATGTTTCCTGAAGGCAAAAAGGTTCCTGCTTTTGTTATCTGTACTCTTGAAGACCCATTAACTCGCAGATCCATGAGCAAGCTAGAAGCCGCACTCGCCGTATCGGTGATGTTGAGAAGGATGCCCCTAGCAACACCCGATGTGTTCCAAGTTCCCGAGAGATCCAAAAGCGGGGTCGTGTTCGCTCCCGTGACCGAATAGGAAGCCGTCAGGGCAGAGGTGTTGGCGGGGGCGGTGATGCTCTGGCCTGCCGTGAAATTGTTGTTCTGGTTGTCGAGAGGGACGTTGCTGGAGAGTCGTGCGTCAGCGAGCGTTCCAGATCCGATGTCAGAAGCCGATCCGCTGGTGGCGACCGAAGCGAGGCCGGTGATCTGGGAAGAAGCAAGGGTCAGGGCATCGCTTCCCCCGCTGGCGTGACTTGAAGCGTGGGCCGAGGGCGCAAAGGTTGAAGGGGTTCCCGTCAGATCGGCGTAAGAACCGCTAAAATAGGAAGCGGGTAAGTTTGCAGGGTTCAGGCTCCAGACAACAAAGTTGCCGTTTTCATCCTGATACCTTCCCGCGATGCCATACTCGTTCAGAGAAAATTGACCACCATCGCCATTGGTGCGATCCACCGAGATGCCGGTGGTCGTGAACTGCCACGGAAAACTTAAACCACCTTCATTGGCATTACCGAAAATGCCACTTTTGTTCAGAGACCAATTTTCACCGTAAAAACCGCCGCCAGCAACGGCCTCTGAATCTAATCTCCAAGTGACACCAAAGGGGTTATCACCTCCGTTCACGCCATCTTGAGCGAGATGGACAGTTTGTCCCAACCCCCGATCTTGTGCAAGTTCTTCAGTGACATCCAAAGCGAATAATCCATTGGACGTTCCAATGGTGATACCGGCACCCGAAGAGGCGGGGCCAACGGAAAGGGCGGAAAAAGAGGGGCTGTCAGTCGTGTTGAGCGATTGGTCAAATGAATTGCCCGTGGTCGGCGTGGCAGGAACCCACGCGGTGCCATTCCATGAGGGAACCTGTCCGCTGGTCGCCCCGCTCTGGGTGATCTGCGAGAGGGGATGGGTGTGGGAGGCCGGAGGCCGGGTGGAGGTCGGGCTGTCGGGCGTATAGCCAAGGGCCGAGGTGATATTGGCCGAGGTCACCGAGGCATCAGATCCTGCGGCTCCATTGGCTCCGGGGGCTCCGGTGGCCAAGGTGACAGCCGTGGCGATCTGAGCCGGAGAAACGATGACGCTGATGTCGGTGGCCATGACGTTACCTCGTTACGGAGGCATCCACTTCGACATCCCCCTCGAGGATGCGGATCTTGCTCCCATCGGCGCGGGTCAGAAGCACATCGTGCTTCCAGGAGGTTCCCTCCGGGGTGGCGGGGAGCGCAGCGGTCTGGGTCGGTGAAAGCGAAAGGGTCGCCTTGCCAAGCGAGGCCGAGGTGATGGAAATGGAAAAGGTCGCCAGGATGTCGGTCGCCCCCTGAGTCTTGCGGATCTGGGATGCCAGCGTGCACCCGGTCAGGTTGATGGCGGCGGGGGAAGAGGCCCCGTCGGTCAGCGTGACTCCATAAGAGTAGGAAGCACCGCAGAAGATTCGGTTGTCACCAGTGAGATCAAAGGTCGCGGCCATACAGAAGGCGACCTGATGTCAAAAGGTGCCGTCAAAAGAGAAAGCATTCGGCTCGGAGGGAGGATCGTCCCTAAAGAGAATGTCTTTGTTCATACGCTCACAAAATTCTGACCCCGCTGCCGGAGGTGACCCCGGCATTCCCCATCAGCCTCATGGTAGGCGCGGAAATGGGTGATCTTGCCCTCTTGCCGTTTGATGTGATCGCAGACGATATGGGGGACGCAGGCGATCTTCAGCGCCGCAGGGTGCCACCGGCTCCAGCAGAGAAAAAGATCTTGAGTCCCCTTTCCCTCGTAGCCGGTGAAATCAGCATGAGCCAGAGCGGCCTTTGAAAGTAGCGTGCAGCCGAGCCCGCACCAATCGCTCGGAACCACTGAACCGAGCCCGATGCCAGGATAGGCGTGATCCATCCACCCCCGACGGCGGTATCCTTTGGAGTTCAATTCAAAGACATTCCCCAGGGGGGGCGATTTCTTGACCCGTTCTCGAAGGCGACCCATCCGCTTGCCTTCCTTTTCGCCAATCTTTTGAGCCGCCTCTGCCTCCCGTGCATGAGTCGGTCGGGGGATCGCTTTCAGCCTTTTCTCTGTCTCATCCATCAGGAACTTGAGGCGGGGCTTGAGCTTCCTCTCCTCAGCCAAGAAATCTTCGGCGATCTGGTGGCGCGGGTCTCCGAAGCCCCCAAGGAAGAGGCCGTTCGGATAGGTGGCCGCCGCTATGTCGTAGTAGGGCCGCCCGTCGGCTTGAGGCATCAGGAGAGTCCATTCCAGCACCCGGAGGGAATCTGCCGTCGGGATCGTGTCGCTCTCGACCACCCAGCACATCGAGGCACGGATTTTCCGAGCAAAGGCAAAGCCAGCCCCCTGAAGCGCGGCGATCCGTAGTTGTGCCGCCTCCTTGTAGTCTTTGGCATCCTCGGTGATTGGGAGCCGGAGGACGGTGACCTTCCACCCTTCGGGGAGTTCACGCTTGGCCACTTCGGCGGCGGCCTCGGCTTCCTTGCTCTCGTCTGTTGAAAAGATGAAATGAGCCTCCGCATGGTGGCCTGCCGCCGAGGCAATCCCCCGCAGGCACTGGGGCCAAGCATGGAGATACCCCTTGGTTGCCGAGACGGTGATCGCAATCATGCGAAGCTGGTCACGATGTAGGGAGAAAATGAGGGTTCCCCGTAAAAATAGCTCGCATAATGGTAGGCCGTCGCCGAGGCATCGGGAATGATCCTGGTCAGGCCACCATCTCCCTCCAACTCATCACCCCCGGTGAAGGTGGTCGTTTCAATGCCACTCGTGGAGGCATTCCAAGTTTGCAGCTCGATGGTTCCCGCTGCGGGATAGGTGGCGTTGGGGAAATAGGGGTTCCCGCCTGCAATCCCATCAATGAAACTGGATGCTTCGGTTGTCCCTTGCCTCACGAAAGAATAGAAGGTCGATCCCGTGCCTCGGGTCGTATTGCTCCCCGATCCCGAGGAGGTTGCGGTGGTCACCGAGTATCCCGATGAGCCGTAACTGACCAAGGCCGTCGTGGTCATTGAGCCGGGACCCATCGAACTAGAGTCGCGGGTGTAGTTGAGTTCGAGGTAGGTGGAGACCGGCATCGGCATGGCAACGCCAGGGAAGACCGAAACCCACTGTTCGGCAGGATAAGAGCCGGTCATCACCCCGGCATCAATGGCATCGGCAAAACCGCCGGACGACGTGAAACTGGTGGTCTGAGGCGGCACAGCCATGCCGTGGGCAAATCGTGACTCTGTGAAGCGGGTATCGACTCCTTGCACGGCCACCCCTAAGGGCGGAATCGCATTAAAAGCGGCACCCACCCCAACATCGACCCCGATCAGTCCCGTGGTTCCAGCATTTCCAAAATAAGCGATTGCTCCGGGGCCGTTGTAATTTTGTGTCGTGAAGTCCGTGCCAACCATTGTCCCTTGTGTCACTTGAGAAAGGTCGGTCAAGTAAGTCTGCCAATATCCATTGAGCCCGTATTCTTCAACCGTGGTCGTCGTGGTGGTCAGATCCTCCGAGGAGGAGCCTGTCAGCACGGGGAACGCGGAAATCACGAACGGATAGCTGGTCGTTCCGGTGGTCGTGGTCACGGTGACTGTGGATTCTTTGAGACCCGAGTAGGAGGTGAACTGGTAATCGTTTGCCCCGACTCCCCCGGTGCCCGCCTCCACGCTGCCGAAAAACGTGGTGGCCGTGGCCGTCGTGCAAAGATCGGAAAGCATGCCCGTTCCCTCAGAGGTTGGGATGATCAGGATCTCACCAAGAGCCGTGTCGGCGATCACGATCGTGTTCCAAAGCGCGGCGCCGGTGATCGTGGTGACACCGGCTGAGGTCAATGCAAGCTGGCCATAGGTGGCCGATTCGGTGCCGACCGTCGTCATCGGCCATGTTGAGAACGTCAGGGTGGTGGTGTGAAAGGTTTCCGATCCCACCGAGCCGGTGGTCACCGTGGGAAACGTCGTGCCTGATGTGCCCATCACCGTGCCACGCGTGTCGGTGATTTCCACGGTGGTCGAGGTCTGCATCTCCTGTTCATAGGTTCCAGCGGAGCGAGATTCTTCCGTCGAAAAAGAATTCGACTCGCCGTAAGTATCCGAAAAAGTGACCGTGCTACAATTCTGCCCGATTTGCACCGGATACCCAAGTGCCTCATCAAATGAAAAAACAGGTTCGCACTGTTCTTCCGTGTACTGAGTGAACCCCGTGGTCGTTGAACTATACGAAGAAGAAAGCCCTCCCGATCCATTCCAAGTCGTTCCTCCAACTTCGGATGAACTTCCTGAAATCAGACCCGTCTGATAGCTACCGGAATGTTCAAGCGCTGACGTCCCCGATTTATAGGGAAGAGCCCCCGCGTAGCTGACATACTCGATGGCCATGATGCGACCCTGATCAGACCGCCCACGAATACCAGGTCTCCGTCATCGGTTTGCCGGGTGCCCATGAATCTCGATCCGCCGTGAAGAGAGGTTGCGCCGCCACCGTGATGCTGCCGTCTGAGATCATGCGGAACACTTTCCCTGCCACCGAGATGGCAAAGAGTTTATCAAACGACGCAGGAAGGGCCTGCGGCACGGGAACCTGGACATCCGGCGGGCTGTTATCGACATAAATCTCCACCGCTGTCACCTGTGTCCCATCCGTGGTAGCCCCCGCCTTGAAATACCACGTCGAGGTCGCATCAAGCGTGAACGAATCAAACATGTTGGTCGGCAAGATGCCGTTGAGCGTCCCCGGCACGATCGTCGCCGTAGGAGCCCCTTCTGCGGTTCCACTCATCACATCGAAAGGCTGAAGGTTTTTTTGAGGAATCTGTGGCGTCACAACAAAAGAAGATCCTCCGGGGCCGGTCTTGAGAGTGTAACCAATCCCAGGCTGGAGCGTGACTTGGCGGAAGTTATCCTCGATGACCTTGGCAACCCCATCCCATTGGGAGGGGGTAAGGATTCCCGATTTGGAAAGTCTTGGCAGCCTTTTCATGGCCGCTTATGCCGCGCCGCCGTTGCCGTAGAGATCAGAATTCCACCCGTTTTTCCCGCTGGCCCTGTATTCGCGGGAAATCCTCCATTTCCCGTTTTGCAACGCTGAAAAATTGCACCCTGAAAAAAGCCAATTCCCCCCCGAGGGAAGCTCTGGGGCATTGGTCACCGTCGCAATCTTCCCTAAATTATTTAGCGTCGGCAGAGTGGACTCATCGGAAGTGGTTGTCAGCGTCACCGTCGGCGCATAAAAAGACTCGATTCCCTGAAGAATAAATTCAGCGTACTTGGCAAGGCCATCTGTTCCGGTGGCGTATGTTTTCCAGAGCAATGGGTCAGATTCGGCGGCTTTGATCTTTGACTTGGCATCATCATTAAGCGCCCATGTCCCGCCTGACTGAAACGATCCAAAGGTGATGAGAGGCTCCGTCGAGACCGATGTGTGGCATTCGTAATTGTAATTTGCCGCAGGGGGAACAGGACTTGAACCCGTCGTGTCGCCAAGATCCTTGTAGGTGACCCGATAGGTTCCGTTCTCAACGGACTTGGTGACATCGACAGCTCCTTCTGGTATTGACGGAAACTGAATAAGGTTTTCAAGCGTCGTCGTCGTGACAAAGCCTCCCAACTTGGAATCCCAGACTGCTGATTTTGAAACGGTTGTATCTGACATGATGTGTTAAGCGGTGAGGCCGTCAAAAGTTGCGCCACCCGTTGACGGTAGCCT